GATTGGTCTGGTTCAGCAGGGGATACGTCGAATTCAATCTTAGACTGTCTCTGGTTGTCTTTAGGCATCAGATGCTTCAAGACCTCCATCTGTTTTACTAGGTTAAGAGTAAATGTGGTGAAGTTGTCTGACCTGTTCTTAGATGCTGATACGACTAATATCTTCTTCTGAGGGTCTTTAAGTAACTCCCAGAGTACATAGGCAGACGTAATGAATGACTTACCGACACCTCGGAAAGCCTGTACGCAGATCTTAGCATCACCATCCTGTAGGAACTGAGCTATGTCGTACTGCACAGGTGTAGGGTCAGGTAACTTGATTTCCTTCCATACGAGGTAAAGAAACTTCCTAAAGTCATCTTTAATAGGGCTAAGAGGATCACTGAGAGCCGCTAGAGGGGTCTGGGGTATACTTACACCAGCTTTACCCTCTTGCTTCTGTAGGGGCTTCTGAGAGCCTTTAGCCTTCTTAGGCATTATCTTTCTTCTTAATAGCGAAGCCGCCCTTTTTAGCAGCCATCTTAGCGTAGGTCTTAGGATCTACTGTTGACTTCTTCTTAGAACGGCTTTTTCCAGCCTTCTTACGAGCATTCATATTTTCATATAATGACATTTATACCTCTATGTTACTTGTGGACAGTTCCATCTCTTCATCGAAGCAGTGGCTCTATCGTTGTTCTTAGCTCTTTTCCTGACACCGTTCATACGGGCGCAGAAGGAATTCTTTCGGCCCTGTGATTTAGCTGTCTTAGGGTTTGGGGCGGGAGCTTTTAAATTAGCGTTATTCTCTCGGTTGTACTTCTCTCGGCCTTTTGCAGTGAGTCCTGCTCCAGCTTTTGTAGAGAGCTTTTCGCCCCTCTTAATTGACAGATTGCTCATCAGCGTCCTCTCCAAAGTCTGGTAGGGATGCCATGAGCTTACCTATGTTGTTATCAATAGAAGGAAGGGCTTCAATACCGTTATCCTTTAGAAACTTGATAGCGGCACTCAGTTCTGCTGGTGAGGCTTCACCGGACTTAACACGCCCTAGTAGCTCTTGTGCTACAGCGTCATGCAGGGTAGAGAGGAGGGCTTCACTTGCTCTACTCATTGCCATTCTCCTGTTCGGATCTGTTCTGTCACTTCGTTAGCACGTTGACCTACCTGTTCAGCCCAACGGCTCTGTAGGAACTCATCTGCCGCCGTATCGTAGTTTCCTGCTTTTAGCAGAGCCATTGCGTTTACGAACTTGGAGACTGTCCCTATCCCTACGTTGAAGGTAAAGTTGATAAGAGCTGCAAAACGTACCTCGTCTAACTCCATCGCCCAAGGAAACTTGTCCTTCAGTAGGCGACCTGCTCTCTCTATGTCGTTGAGTAGGAGCATCTCCGCTTCCTGCTCTGAGATACCTACGTCTTCCAGATTTCTCCCGATTCCGATTGTCAGTTTGTTTGAGGTACATCTATATGGCTTTAGCTCCATAGATTCATGTCTAATGAGTTGTTGAATTAGCTGGTTCATGTTTACTTCTTACCAAACATCTTGGATGCTCCCTTGATGCCAAAAGACGCTGATACGATTACACCAAGGGTATATTTGTACCAGTCAGGTGTAAGCGCCAACGCTTGAAAACCTCTTTCCACGTAGTCAACCGTAAAAGGCAAAAAACAAAGTAACAGGGGTATGGAGAACAAAATTGTAAGATACTCATCTTTCCAGCTATCCCCTGAATTTTTTTGCGCCGCAACATCCCACTCAATCTCCCCTGCAATTTGTTTTTCCATAAGGCTTGTCTCAGCCTCTATCTTGACCAGCTTCTGCTTGGCCTTGGCTTTCTTGGTGTCGATAAAGCCTGTTACAGCCTCACCAGCTAAACCAAACAAGCTTTGTAAAACTATGCCCATCATGTCTTTGCACCCTCTACCTTGTTGCAACGCACAGCCTTTAATTCAAACTGAGGTACAACTTTAACCATAGCGGTAACCATCTCTTCTAATCGTTCAATACATTCACGCTGCGTAAAGTGAAGTCCTTTGCTGTCCTGCATCAACATGCATTGCGTCTGCAAGAAACCGCAGACCATCATTTCAGCCATAAACATTAGGCTAATCCTTTCAACCAGAGCGCATACCAAATAATTCCAACAACACCCACAATCACAGTGGTTATAACAACGCTCCATAACTGTAATTGGGCTTTCCGATGTGCTTGGAGGTTTAGTTCTTTTTGTATCCTAGCTCTTTCAGAGGCTATCTCAGCCTGTAGTCTCTCCCATTGCCCAGGCTTTCCGTATAACTGGAATATACTCCGAAGCTCGTTCCGCATATCATCCAGCTTTTCTTTCTTGAAATGCTTTTCGATTGCACTGTCTTCTGCAAAAGAGAATTTAGATTTTTTCTTTTTACTTGCACCAAACTGAAGCTCTGCCTCACCCTGTGCATATTTAGAGATTGAAGAACTAAGGCTGTTCAAATCTTTACCTATCTGAACGGCCTTCATAATTGCAGTATGACCAGCACTAACAGCCGCAAAAGCGGATACTGGGTCAATCATATTGATGACCTCCATTCATATAGATTTAAGGGGGGTTATATTTTAGTGATAAGGGTAGCTGCTAGGCCAACAACTATAATCGTTGACCCCATAATCATAGCCTCTAAACGCCACATGCGTTTGTCTAAGGCTTCAAGTTTTTCTCCGACAGCCTGATAGCGAACCGCACATTCTTTTTCGTGCGCCTCAAGTTCCAGTTGTACTTTGAGTTCTGGTTCTAGGGACATCTTCATCCGTTGTTTGCTGATGTTAGATTAGTTGCTGAACCAGAGTTAATGTCGCCAGTGCCAGGCGAGTCAATCATGTTGCCAACTACAACAACCTTGTTGGTAGACCCTAAGTCAATGCCATAGGTGCCGTTAAATAAACTATTGCCAGTAATTACTACGCCCTCAACACCGCTAGAACCAGAAACAAGTTCAATACAAGCATCGGGCGTATCACTGCTTAGTGAACAGGTATTGCCTGTTATAGATACGGTTCGCACGCTAGAAGCTGTGCCGCTTTCTGCCTGAGACAAAAGCTGAATAGCGGCATTACCGCTACCAAGCGCTATCGTGTTGCCGCTGATTGTAACATCTTTAATATTTGTGCCACTGCTTTGCACGTTGATGCCATTAGAACTTGAGCCAGTAATTGTATTACCAACGATTGAAACGCCTCTAAACGGCCTTCGACCAGATGCACTAGTAGTCACAACAATGCCGCTGCCTGTTCCAATGTCTTTAATTAAATTGCCAGAAATAACGTGGCAAATATCATCATCGACTGCGGCGTTTACAATCCCGCCTTGAACCAAAATACCGTGGCGAACAGGCCGGTCAATCACATTGTTACACACGACTGAATGCCCGCCACCAATTAAAATTCCATCGTCAGTTGCGTTGTCACTAACATGCGTTCCAATATTATTACTATAATTTACAAAATCTGTTTCTTGGTGTGTGTCTAGCATTGCGTCTTTCATGCCGTTGAACGTATTGCCCAAAACATTTATAAATCTATTGACGCCATTGTCCCCACCAGTCGCAACGCCGTGACGCATACGCTCAAAAGTGCTATTGGTTATTGTGATATAATGTGTTCCATCAGATATAGCGACGCCATAGCCAAAACCACTGCGGTCAGAGTTACTAAAATAACAGCCAGAAACATGAACGTGAGCGCAAATCAAAAACCTAGTCAGGCGTGTGTCGAACTTTTCAAAGCGACAGTTGTCTAAATTTACATTTAAGCATTTGTTAAACTCAAGACCAGTTTGGTTAGCTGGTGTTGTTGCGTCATCAATGCCGACCAAACGAATGTTTCTTAGTGTAATGTTTTCTTTTGGCGTAATCTTTGAAATTGTAGCAGTATTGGCTGTGGTGTAATCAGTAAACACTTTAGATGCTAATGTTACTGTTGTGCCTGATACAGCCGACACAAAGTTAATTTCAGTGCGTGGCACACCCACTGCAAAATCCTGTGTGTCCGTTAAGAAAACCATATCGCCTTCAGCAAGCGTTGATGCGTTGGCAGAACTAAGCGTTACGGTTCTGGTTGGCTGGCCGCTGTCGGCTGTTAGAGGCAATGCGGTTGCTTTAGTACCAGTTGCGGCAAGCAGTATGTCACTGGCTGTTGCAAAGGTCAGCGTTGCGTTTTGGAATGTTGTGTCTGATACCATTTCCAAAGTTGACGTTACTTTGTAAGTCTTGCCTTCGCCATCAATCGTAGACACGCCACTGTTAAGCGCTGTTTGAATGGCGGCAGTATCATCGGTTGTGTTATCCCCAACTGCACCAAAATCTTTTAGCATCACCATTGGCGAAGCGTTGCCAAGCGACCCCGAAGGGATGGCAAAACCACCGCCTACGATGTCTGCCATGTTTCTTGCTTTTGTCATTATTCTATTCCTATAAAGTTAAGGTTGCCCCGCCGCATAAGCTACTCTGGCTGGGCAAGTGGCATCACAAGTAAAGTCTTCGTTTTCAGCGTCTAAGTAAAAGCAAACAGAAGCACTGCACGTTTTGCAAAACACTGTCTGATGGTCACATTGATGACAATAATCCCATTCATATGTTTCTGTCATGACGTTCTCCTACAGCAATTCATTATAAACTGTGCTTCTCTCAGAAGAACTAAGCACTTTGTTGAATAGTCGAACTTGACACACCTTCCAGTTCTTACGCTGACCTGCATTTGAATCACGGCGAATACCAAGTAAGAATTTAGATTCGGTTTCTGGTGGGTTGTTTGAACCTACGGTTTTGCCTCGCAAACCATTATCAATATAGAAATTAGAACTATTACCAGAGCCGTTGACTGTAAACATAAAGTGTTGCCAAGTGTTGTTTAGTAAAAACTGACTAGAAGAATTAGACATTCTATTAAAACCACCACCACCGCTGGTGTTTCTTGGGAAATAACCTACTTCAGCACCGTGGTTGGCTTTGCCAAACCAGCTACCATTCACATTACTTCCATCGTCAAACTGAAACATCGCAAAATCATTACTGCCGTGGAAAGCACTCTTCATCCACATTGATATAGTGAACGAACTATCGTTGACAGAACCAGTATTTGTTGTTCTCAATGACCTACCGTTTGTAAGGTGATTAAAGCTGTGGCTGATTTTACTGCTATTAGGTGTATCAGTAGAATAGTTGACACTTCCACTGCCCCCAAACGCCGCCATAGCCCCTGCATTGCCTTGTGCTTCTGCGGTAGTGTTGTTAAGTCTGAATAAGAACACACCAGAGTTATCACCAAAAGGGTCGGTTATTTCATAAGGCTGTAAGTTTGATGTGCCGTAGAAGTTACTAAAACTAATTGCACCACTTGCAGGTATTCCCGATGCCGCACTATAGTATTCGCTTAGTGAAATAGGGTTAGAACCACCAAACTCTGTTTGGAT